TCTGAAAGGTAAACGTTTGCGGTTGTCATGGTATAATCTGTCATCGCAGATTACCCCCTTAACACGTCATTGTCAGTGTGCAGGTCAGTTTATCGCCCGAGATAACGGCCTTTGAACTTGAATAGAGATGCCGGATCGCCAACGCTCCGGTCGATGCCGCGTCTAATAATCCGATCTCCGTTACGGTAAAACTGCCACTGAACGTCCATTGATACGTCCACGTCACGACGTTACTGCTTGAATTTGTAGGGGTAACGGCAGCTCTTGCACCCCCACCCGTGGTTATCTCCGTTGTAAGCGTAGTGTTTCCCGCCGCTTCTGCTCCGGATCCTGTACCGATTGCCAGATACCACGATGCTGCCCGGACGACTGCCGCCGCAACACCGACATGGCCTGTTGTTGGAATAATTGCCATTTTATACGTCCTCCTCTGCTTTAACTCTCATTTCTTCAATCTGTGCCGGGGTAACGAGCCCCAATTCACATGCTTTCTCTGCCATGAACGTAACGATCTCTTCTGACTTGATATTGCCGTCTTTATCGGTATGCACCGTCTTCAACGTGAACACCGGATTAAACGCCATGCCGATCATATTGTCTCCCTTACAAAACTGATCGTAAACGACCAGACGCCAAGGTTGGAGTCCGTAACCTCTGCATTACTCAAATTCTCAATATAACAATTGGTATAACTGACGCCGTTCAGAACAAGCGTCCCTTTCGTGCCGCCAATGGTCTGGACGCTGGTCTTACCGGACAACATCGTGGTCTTCGTGACGTGCCCGGCCTTGGCTGCCATTGCCGTATAATCAGTATAGGTTTCCGTCCGGCAGTTAAGTTCACATTCATACACATACGCACCGGCGGTTCCGAGCATGTGTTCTCGCAGGATCTCCCTGGTGGGAACAGTAACGCTATCAAAAGTGCAGGATACCATTAGGGACTCACCCCGTTCCGTAACAACTGGCTGCTGAGATAGGTTTCGAACGATTTGTCGCCGTTAAGATAGATCGGGCCGGTAATGGTGATACCCGCCAGACCTTTCTTGGCCTGTGCCTCCTGGTATTGCGGCGTTCCTTTCACCGTCGATAAATCCGCACCGCCTTTTATGGCGTTATAGGAGGTTGCTGCTGAGACTACCCCCTGGACATCAGTGTCAAGGTTCCCGGTAATGGAGCGCCGTTGTCGGACAAAGTTCATGGTGATTGACCGCATCGAACCGACATCCCTGCCGGCTGCCATGATATCTTCTGCGTAGTCTCGGTCAAGGTTGTAGAGGTCCTTCTCTTGGTCGATGACTTTCCGGATCTGGTTCTCATATTCTTTGTAGGCTGATGTCAAGGATGAGACTCGCATCTCGTCATCATTCGTGGCAATGGTGAGCTCGTCGTATCTGTTTTTGAGTTCCTGCACCCGTCTCGAGGCATCATCGAAGGCTCCTTTATCACTGGACTCGAGCGCTGCGGCCTGATCGGCCTGTGCTTGTGTGAGATCGTTGCTGACAACGATCAGGTCTATCTGTGCGTTGGTCAGTCCCACATATTGGTCGATTAATGGGGTTAAATCCTGCGCTACTGCGGCTGCGGGTAGTGTTTCGGATCCCTCTCTACCCCCGGCACCACTTTCAGGGCCGTATAAGGAGTCGTGTAAATTGGAATACATCTTCTGGTTGGTCTTCTTTTTACCCTCCCATTGTTTTTCAGTGAATGCAAGGAATTTCCCGCTATAGATCGTTAAGGAATTTATGAGTTTGTCCCAGCCCACCTTCGCATCTGCGAGATTATCAAGATCTTCTTGTGAGAAAACCGGGGCTTTTTTGATCTCGTCTTTTTTATCGATATACGTCTGCATGGTCGGGATAAGTTCCTTCCATGACCGCCCGTATATGTCCATGGCGATACTGTTCCGGTTCGTCTCGCTCTTCATCCTGGTAAGGGCCAGCGCTGTATCTTCAAAGACCTGATCAACTGTTTTACCGGTCGGATCAATACCCAACCGTGCAAATGCCTCACCAGCCGATGAAGATGCATCTGCAGCTTCATTCATACTTAAGGAGAGTTTCTGCAGGGAGGTATCAACGGTATAAACCGATGTACCGGAGAGCATGGCCGCGTAATGTAACCGCTGTAACTGGTCGGTGGTCACCCCGGTTGTATAGGATAGATCCCGGAGTGAGTTTGCCATCTGCCCAAACCTATCAACTGAAGCTATGACCTGGTTGAGGATCTGCATGGTCATGTTCATGGTGACGGTGACATCACGGGCAAATACCAATAGTCCTTGATTGGCTTTACTTAAACCGCCTACAAACTCCGACACATCCAGCCCGATTTTGGCAAAATATGACATTACGCCGTCGTCAACCATTCTTACCCCCCGCAGCGGCCCACTGATCCATGATTTTTATTAACTGTTCCGGCGTTTTCTTCTCTCCTTCTTTATAGATCATGAACTGCTCCAGTGTCACGTCTTTATTTCCTGCTACTTTTGCCGCAATGAGACACTGCATTGCGTTAAGTGCGTCCAGTTCGGTTCGGATCCGGTTGGCATTGGCGATCTTTCCTTTCGCAATAGCAAAGAACTCTGCAGGCGTCAATCTCCTGAACTCAAATGGAGTCAGCCCGCACAGTCCATACGCTATCTCTTCGTTCGCCGCTTCATAGGCGGCACTAAGTTTTTTGGTTGTTCCGGCTCCCCGGCCTTAACTGGCACCGGTTCTTGTTTCTCTTCTCCGAACCATCCCCCGGATACGAGCGCCCGTTCAAAGTATCCGTAAAGCAACGCCATGCCGATAGTGCCAGTGAACTGCCGCGTGAACTCTTTGACTTTCTCGAACGCCAGCACCTTACCGGGCGGGCCTTGCTGGATGGCATAGACAAGGTTATTTCCGTCGTCTTTCTTCCTTAATCCCCGCCATAATAGGATCGAAGCGTTCTCATACGTCCGGTTGACCGGGTGGAATGCAACGAACAGACTGAACGTATGTTCAATCTCCTGAACGTCGCGGTCTTCAAAACGGAGATAGTAGGTGTTATCCCCTATACCCATCGGATATGACTCATCAGGCACGCGTGCACCCTCAGATTATACATATCCGTGTGTGACTTCAACCCAGTAGATCTTCGGCACTTTCGCTGAAGTATCAAAGACAACTACCGGGATCGAGATGACATCCCCGGCAGATGCGCCAATGGTGATTGCTGCTGATGCGACACCCGTTGCTGTCAGCACGTTATCAATATAGATCGTTCCGGCCGATGCGGTTGCCGTTAGTTTGACACCGGTGTCTGCGAGATCCGCCGTGCTGCTATATCCATACGTGGCGGTTGCTGCGGCTGGTGCGAGCGTCAGACCGGTGCTGCCCTGATCGGTAATTGACAGGAACGGTGTGGTGAGTCCGGCTGCTGCGGTACTGAGCTGGGTAACGACACCTGTTGCCTGCACCTTGAAACTCATGGCAGAGTTACCTTCCTTATCGAACTTCGGTACTGGTAACCCGGCAAGATACCCGCTGAACGACCAGGCACGCCCGATCGACATAGGTGCAACCACATACCAGGTATCGACCGTCTTGGCGTAATACTTCGCCAGAAGAGCGTCCTGTGCGGTGCTGCCGACGTAGTTCAGTTCAACCGACATCTCGCCGTTCTCAATCCAGGACGGCCGGAAAGTCTTGACACTACCGACGTTATTGTGGGCAGTGGTATCCGTCTTGCTCATCGTTGAAGTCGGTGAATCTGCGTTTGTGACTTCTCCGTAAATGGTAGTGCCACAGATCACAGACATGCCAAGGCCGCTTTTTGTCTGATTCGTCATTTAATCCTCCTTGTTTTTCAATATCCATACTTTACTACGAAATCGCGGTGATACATGTACACCGGGATATCGGGGTTGTTGTCCGGTACTGTGCCAGCGTCAAAGATACTTACAATCCAGATGCCTGGCGATAGGTTGATGCTTGTTACTCTGTTCAGGCTATCCGCTACGAGTTCCGAGAGATTATCCGCAACGCCGTCGGTTGACGCCCAACAGGTTATCTGGATGCGGCTGACCGCGTTCCGTCCGCCTGCGTGGCATTCTATCAACCGTTTGTTATCAACACGGGAGACGGTGATAGCGGGGAAGGTTGGTGATGTTGGAAGTGTCGCACGATATACGCGGGTGCTGACAACCCCTGCCACGGCTGTATCTGCTTTGAGACGGGTGATGATTGCCAGAACGGGATCTTTCATCACAGTCCTCCTGTAAGGTCAGGGCGTAACCGTGCTGCAATACCCGGTGCGGCCTTCCACTCTTCCTTGTGTGCTGCCGCGTAATCCTCAAACACGCCCGCCTGTGTGCCGTGCAGCATGGCGATCATGATATCGGCATACTTCTGTTTGTTCTGGTCGAATGGTGGACGCCAGTGTGGGCGGGGGTATTGGTGATACAACCGTCCGAGTTTATCCCGCATCCCCCAGAACCCATACTCAAGGCGGCACGCCTGCGGCATTGGCGTTCCGATAAGGGAAACCGGTCTTCCTGCATCTTCTCCAGGATCGACCCGGATCGACGCCCGGTACTGGCCGGTATCAACGGGTGCCAGTACCTGAACGTCGTGCTGGTATGCCTGCCCGG